CACTGGAGTATAAAGATGACCGTACCTTTTCTATGGAGGAAGTAGATGACATTCTTAGAGACGATCTTAATCGCTTTGAGCGAGGTGTTGAACGCTTCTGTCCTGTCAAGCTCACTCAAGGTCAATTCGATGCTCTTGTATCTTTTAGCTTTAATGTTGGTCTGGGAACACTACAGCGCAGCACCCTCCGTCAGAAGGTTATTCGGGGCGAAATGGAAGAAGCGGCAGAGGAGTTCTTGAAATATACGCTGGCTGGCGGTAAAGTACTGAAAGGCTTGGTAACTCGTAGAAACGACGAACGAGCATTGTTCTTATCTTAGGGTAAACCCGTATGCCATTACAAAAATTACAGTTCCGCCCAGGCCTTAACCGAGAAGGTACAGATTACTCTAACGAGGGTGGTTGGTACGATGCCGACAAGGTACGCTTTCGTTCAGGCTTTCCTGAAAAGATTGGTGGCTGGAGTCGCATGGCTAATGCTCAGTTCTTGGGTCTAGCTCGATCTTTATGGAATTGGGTTACGTTAGCAGGCTCTAATTACTTGGGTGTTGGCACAAACCTTAAATACTATGTTGAGCAGGGTGGTACTTATAATGACATTACCCCCGTTACGTATACTTCAAGCCCAGCACTAAATAATTGCTTTGTAGTAACTAGTGGATCAAACGCAGTTACAGTAATAGATGGGCAATATAGCCCAAGCGTTGGCGATTATGTAACCTTTTCTGGTGCCAATACAGTAACGGGAACCAACGTAACAAACACAATCCTTAATCAAGAATACGCAGTGGCGTCTATAGTTAATTCAGCCGCTTATAAAATTACTGTATCGGTTACGGCTAATGCTACAGCTAATGGTGGTGGGAATACTGTAATAGCCGCCTATCAACAACCTACTGGTTTAAATACTTTTACTTTAGGTACTGGATGGGGTGCTGGTCCTTGGCCTGTTACAGGGGTAACAACTAACTTAACTAACCCATTTAAAACAACTACTGGTAGTAACGTAGTTACCGTAACCCAAACTGCACATGGATTATCTAATGGACAGGCAGTTATTTTTGCCAATGCTACGGCAACGGGCGGTGTTTCAGCGGTTTTATTAAATACATTGTTTTACCCCACAGTCGCTAATGCCAACGCATACACCATAACCGTTCAAGCCAATGCAACATCTAACGTAGCAGCGGGCGGCGGTAACGTTATTGCTTATACCCAAACAGGAACTCGTGGTTGGGGTACTGGATTTACATCAGGTATTGCTCAACAGTTACGTCTTTGGACTAATGATAACTACGGACAAGACCTGTTTATTGCTCCTCGTGGGGGTTCTATTTATTATTGGATTCCAGCCGGAAGCACTTATCCTAGTAATATAGCTGGCGGTTTATCTGTAAGATCACAGCTTCTTTCTACTCAATCTACCGCTGCTGGGTATGATGGTACAAGGGTTCCAACCGCTACCTTTCAAGTTTTAGCTTCAGCAATTCAGCGTTTTATTATTTGCATGGGTGCTAATCCATACGACCCAACAACAGCGGCTACAACCTTTGATCCAATGCTGGTGCGTTGGTCTGACCAAGAAAACCCATATGAATGGGTGCCAGCAGTTACAAATCAGTCGGGTGAATTTAGGTTATCTAACGGCTCATTTATTATGGGTTCCCGTGCAACCCGCCAAGAAATCTTGGTATGGACAGATTCTGCTATTTACTCCATGCAATACCTAGGACCTCCTTATGTCTGGGGCTTCCAGATCCTCATGGATAATATCTCGATTATGTCTCCAAACTCTATGATTACGATTAATAATGTAACGTATTGGATGGGTGTGGATAAGTTCTATATGTACTCGGGTCGTGTTGAGACTCTACCTTGCTCGCTCTGGCAGTACATTTTTGACGACATTAATAGAGACCAAGCCTTCCAAGTATTCTGTGGTGGTAACGAAAGCTACAACGAAATATGGTGGTTCTATTGCTCAAACGGCAGTAATACGGTTGATAAGTACGTAATTTATAACTACCTTGAGCGCACTTGGTATTACGGCACTATGGCACGTACCGCTTGGCTAGACTCTGGTATTCGCCAATACCCTATGGCTGCCGACTATAACAGCCGTATGCTTTTCCATGAATCTGCGGTAGATGATGTATCAGGTACAACACCCGTGCCAATTAATGCTTATGTTCAGTCTTCTGACTTTGACATCGGTGATGGACATAATTTTGGATTTGTCTGGCGCATCCTGCCTGACGTAAACTTTAACGGTTCTAACGTCAATAACCCATATGTCACAATGAAGGTTAAACCTCGTCAAAACTCTGGAACACCTTATGGTACGGCAGATAACCCACAGGTTACAAGTGGAGACGACTTTGCTACCTCCCCTGTTTACAACATCCAAGAGTTTACTGGGCAGGTCTATACCCGCCTACGTGGTCGCCAGCTTGCCTTTAGGATTGAGTCAACTACTCTAGGTGTGGCATGGCAGTTAGGTAGCCCCCGTATTGATATTAGGAATGACGGACGTAGGTAATGGCACAAGTCCCACTTCGCCCTTCTAAAGCGCCTAACCTACCCATTGCGCCAGTAGAGTACCGCCAGCTATACCAAGACCAAGTATTAAATGCCCTGCGTCTGTACTTTAACCAAATTGACAACTTTACTCAAAGCGTTACGGTACCTGCTTCGGGTACTACGGCAAATAGACCCACAGAAAATCTACAGGTTGGGCAGTATTACTTTGATACAAGCCTTGGGTATCCGATATATTGGAATGGCTTAGATTGGGTAAATGCCCTTGGATACCCCTTGATTTTTTTAACAGGTGTAAAAACAATAGGAAGAGTTGGTACTGTAACGGTTACAACTGTCTGACAACATGATAAAGTATCACTTAAATTAGGCGAGGTATATCTTATGGGAACCGGTGTAGGCGAGGCAATGTTAATTGGGGCTGCTGTTGGTGGCGGTACGTCCGCTATTACAGGTGGTGATCCCCTAAAAGGCGCTTTACTAGGTGCTGCTGGAGGGGGTCTTGGCGCCGGTCTTGGTGCTGGGTTTAGTGCTGCTAGTGCCCCTACGATTGGGTCTACTACTGCCGCAAGTTCTTTTGGCACTCTTGGGGCTGGTACTGGTGCTGCTGGTACAGGCGCTGCCGGAGGTTTTACTGGTGGTACTGGGGCTCTTAGTGCTGGTACTGGGGCTCTTCCAACAACATTTGCACCGATGGGTACAGGTGCGCTATCTTCTGCGCTCCCCACTGCTACTACCGCTTCCGCTTTGCCTGCTGTTGGTGGTGGGGCTGGGTTTGGGGGAATTGGGGCTGGTACTGGTGCTGGCGCTACGGGATTAGGTAGTGTTGCTGGATATACTCCTGGCATGTATCAGGGATTGGCAGCTGCTCCTACTACTGCGGCTTCCTCTATTCCTTTTTCAACTCAAACTTTAGCTAGTACAGAAACCCCATTTTCAATTAGAGACTTACTTAGCAAAGCCCCAACACCAGATATTACGGGGGACTCAGAGGCTCAGAGACAAGTTATTAAAGCAACAGGTAAAAACATTTTTGGCTACATGCCTGGGGAAAAAGGGTTTATATCTGACCCCATGTTAGCCGCAATTGGTGGTGGTAGCGCCCTTTTAGCGAGAAAAAGTTCTACAGGTGTACCTGGTGAAGAAGACTATGTAAGCAGTTTTGACCCAACCAAATTTACTCGTTCTACCCCAACTTATGCCCCAGAAGGCATATATGTACCACAGTACAAAGACTATAGAACGGCGGCTGAAGGCGGTATTATGAAGCTAGCTAACGGTGGTCCCGTAGAGCGTATGAGCCAAATGAACACGGCTATGAACTCACAAGGCGGTTTGTATCCCATGGGGATGATTGATAAGACCCAATATGCTACCCCAACGCAACGTCCAGTAAGTGCTGAACTAGTTACGGATGCCCCTGCCTATGAGCGGTCTAACCCAATGTTAATGGCTGAAGGCGGTATTGCCGGAATACTTGAGGCTGCAAAAGCCCAAGGTTTAACTCCTG